TTTCTAATTCGTAACCTCTTCTTTTTATGAGATAAAAACTTATCTCATTCTCAATCACTTATAAAAAATACGTACTTTCTCCCCTATTAACCTTTACTTTGATATAGGTCTAACCCGACATGGAATACACTACATACGGACTTATTCAAAAACAACAAATAAGTTATCTATGAAAATTGAAAGAGTAACAAATATCACTGAATGGATAAATGCCATCAACCCCGGAGAGGTGAAGTCTGCCTACCTCCCTTGCGACAAAGTGCAGTCGTTGAACTGCCTTGCTTCACGTCACAATCAAGGCAGAGGCAAGCAGAGAGGCAAGTTCGTACACTATCATTATTGTTCCGACTTAGAGGTTGCGACAATAATTTGTGAAACAAGAGAAGATTATCTAACAAATAAAGAAAATGGAGAAGAGAACAGTTGGAAGACCCAAATCCCCAAGGATTTCAGATGATGACATGAAGAAGATTGTCATTGACCAGGAAGAGACCGTCATGAGTGTCGCTGCACTGGCTAAAGAGCTCGGCATTTCGACACAAGCAGTAAGAAAACGGATTGAGCGTAAACTAATCCCTGCTCATAAAAAGGGACGTTTATGGTATATTCTAAAAAGCGAATACATAAACGCTATAAGAGCATTGTAGAATCATCCTCAATATAACTGTTAAGTCCCTATATCCAATGTCGGGAGATAGTGAATATAGGGCATTTTCCACTCAACACCACATTATGATACGACAAGAAACCATCGACACCATCTTGGAGCGCACAGACATAGTGGCGCTCATCGGCGAACACGTCCACCTACGGAAATGTGGCACGCGCCATGTCGGCTGCTGTCCGTTCCACAACGAGAAGACGCCTTCTTTCTATGTTTCTCCACAAACCGGCAGATTCAAGTGCTTCGGCTGTGGCGAAGGTGGCGATGCCATCCATTTCATAGAAAAGGTGGAGAACAAGACGTTCATTGAAGCCGTCAAGACATTGGCACAAAGGGCTAACGTGGAGATTGAGCAGGAGCAGGAATCAGCGGAAGCTAAGCAGAAGCGATTGCATAAGGAGGCGCTGTGGATTGCCAACAAGCAGGTCGCTGACTTCTACCGCAAGCAGTTCCTGCAGTCGAAGGAGGCACAGGCGTATGCCTACAGACGTTGGGGAAAGGACTACTCCACTCTCAAAGAGATTGGATATGCACCGGCTGATGGGCACGCATTGCAGCAGCTTCCAGTAAAGGCGGACTTCCTGAAGGAGTTGGGACTTCTCAATCGTGGTGGCTATGACTTCTACCAGAATCGTATCGTAATACAGATACATGACCGCTTCGGGCATGTAATTGGCTTCACCGCTCGCTGCATGGATGAGCAGCAGCCCAAATACCTCAATAGTTCTGACTCGCTCATCTTCCACAAGTCTACTGTCCTCTTCGGCATCGAGGATGCTTGGAAGACGGCAGCAAAGCAGGATAAGATGTTTCTCGTCGAGGGGGCACCGGATTGTATGCGTCTTCAGTCTATCGGCATATACAACACGGTGGCTGCGCTCGGATCGGCGTGGAACGAAACGCATTTCTCTACCATCAAGCGCATAGCAAGCAAGGTCTGTTTCCTTCCGGATGCTGACCCACCCAAGAACGGAGAACCCTATGGCCATGGCATACAAGTCGTCATGGAGGCAGGAACACTGGCTATGGAAAATGGTCTATCTGTCAGCATCAAGGAAATCCCGGATACGGACAACAACAAGAAGCAGGATCCGGACACGTTCTTCAAAAACACCAATATCTTCAACGCCACGGAGGATACGGACTTCATTCTTTGGATGGCTGACAAACTATTTCCGCAGACGAACACCACGGAGGAGCAGCGCCTGACCATCAAGAAGATTGCTTATCTACTGTCGCTGATTGACGATGAGACGGGCGTGTCTATGTATATCGGCAAGCTCACGAAATATTACCAGGGTAGACGGCTCTGGCTTCAGGCGGTTGATAAGGAGCGGAAACTGCGTGAGGAGCAGGACAAGAAACATAAGGAGCAGGATGAGGACGACCTAAACCACAAATATGGCTTTTATATCGACCACGGCTGCTACATGTCCATAACGGAGAAAGGCAGTGTCTACGAGTGGTCGAACTTCACGATGGTTCCGCTGTTCCACATTAAAGATACGACAAATCCGAAACGTCTATATAAAATAAAGAATGCGATGAAACATGAGGAAATTTTGGAACTGAAGCAGGAGGATCTTATCGCTCTCGCTAAGTTCAAGCAGAAAATCGAGGGCTTGGGCAACTTCATTTGGAAGGGTACTGAAAAGGAACTGACGAAGCTGAAGTCTTACCTTTATGAGAAAACGGAGACGGCAACGGAAATCACTCAAATGGGATGGCAACGTGCTGGCTTCTACGCTTTTGGTAACGGGGTTTTCCACGACTGCCACTTCATCCCAGCTGATGAATTTGGCATAGTAAGACTGAAGGAAAAAGGCAACTTCTATCTGCCATCCAGTTCGTCCATATACAAGAACGACCCGAAGCTCTTTACTTTTGAGAAGCAGTTTGTGCATCTCAATCTTTCTTCGGTTACTCTGAAGGAGTTTACAGAGCAACTGTTCAAGGTTTATGGGGACAACGGACGTGTGGGCTTCTGTTTCTATCTCGCCACGCTCTTCCGCGACGTGGTGACTTCTACTTCTGCCAACCACTGGTTCCCTATCCTCAATCTGTTCGGTCCGAAAGGTAGTGGCAAGTCGGAGCTTGGCCACACGCTGCTTTCGCTGTTCACAATCAGCTACACGGCACCGAATATCCAAAACTCTACGCCATCGGCTCTGAACGACACGGTGGCGCAGTCGGCTAATGCCCTGGCGCATATCGACGAGTACAAGAATGACATCGACCCGAAGATGATTGAGTTCCTGAAGGGTCTGTGGGACGGCACCGGTCGCACTCGCATGAATATGGATCTTGACAAGAAGAAGGAGACGACTGCCGTTGATTCCGGCATCATCCTTTCTGGTCAAGAGATGCCGACATCGGATATCGCTCTCTTTACCCGACTCGTCTTCCTGCAGTTCCCTCGAAGTGAGTTCTCGGACAAGGAGAAGCAGAATTATAAGGTGCTGCTTGAAATGCGCTCGCTGGGACTGACGCACCTGACTCTCGAAATTCTCAAACAGCGCAAGCACTTTGAACAAACGTGGTCGACGGCGTTCCATGACACGCAGAATATCGTCGGCAACGCTCTCGGTGGTGAAAAGGGTGAGGACCGTATCATGAACAACTGGTGTGTGCCGTTGGCTGCGCTTCGGGTGCTACAAAAGATCATCCCTACGCTGACTTTCGATGAGATGCTGCAAGTCACCATCGAGGGGATAAAGAAGCAGAATGGTGAGTGCAAGACTAACGGCGAGCTGGGCAACTTCTGGAACGTGGTTCAGTATCTTGCAAGCGACGGTGAGCTGATTGAGGGTGGCGACTTCTTCATCCGCTATTGCAGCAAGTTTAAGACGGATATCATCAATGCCACTTGGCAGACAGAACGACCGGTGCTCTTCCTGCAGAAGACTCGTATCTTCAACCTCTACCGCAAGGAGGGACGACAGGCTAACGAGAAGGTGCTGCCTACGGATGCGCTGAAATACTATCTTCAGAACAGCCGTGCATACCTTGGTGAAAAGGTAGCACGATTTGATGTGTATAAGAAGGGCATCATCCAGTACGACCATACCAGGGCTGCTATGGGTAGCACGCCTCCTAAACTTACTATGACACAACGTGCCTACTGCTTTGACTATGACTTGCTTTGCGAGACGTTTGGCATCAGCCTGTGGAGTGCGCCTGACCAATCCGACAGCGACGAGCCATTCTAAGGGCTTTTTACTCTTAAAAGCGGTAGCTTACTACGAATATATTTCTTTTCAATAGGTATCATAATCAGGTGGACTGCCGGGGCGATTGCATCGTTTCGGCGGTTTTTATTTTGCGGAAGACATGGCCATCCTCTGCGATGTACTCCGTTTTTTTTCAGAGGTCTTGCACACATTTTGTAATCTACCTACATACATATTGGTAGCCTATCATACGATCCCAAAAGCATAAAGTGGTAGTCATTGACTATATATGGTGAAATCCTCATTATTTTTGCCCTCATTCATTTTTCAGAAGAGAAATGCTGTAATTGTTGTAACTTAATGTAACTTTCTGTATGTCATTTATTTAGGCAGTCTATTATCTTGTAATTTCTTATAACTTCTTGTAACATTTCATTATGCTTTCTAAATACCAAAGGGAAATAGGTACTGAAAATCCTTATTTTTAGTTGTAGTCCGGCTTCTCCTCTTCTGCTACTGCTTGCTTTTTTCCATGCGGTATCGTAAGTGTCACCGTGCTTAAAGAGAACGTGCCTGGCACTTGTGAGCCTTTTCATCATTGTGCTTCTTTGATGTATGTGCCACATGGTATGCTTTGCCCTACGATAATCTAATGAAAGAGGTATTGCTGACTCTTTTTTATTGCTCCGCTCTTGTGGACATAGGTGATGGATTTCTACCGCATAACATTCAAATTGTCAGACATGCAGCCCTGGTTTCGTTCATGGGATTTTTCCGCGTGCAAAGTTAGCGCAAGCGACATTCTGCAAGGGCACGGCGCTGCCTTAGCTCGAATATTTTTTCAAGATTTTGGGGCGCGGTGGCTCCTGGTCCAAATTCTCGTTCCGCCAAAGGTGAAAAAATATTCGGCTATCTCTTGCCTTAAATGTCTTCTTCTTGCGCTGGGTAAGGCAGCGTAAAAAGTCCTCATTTCAAGGGCTGCATCTAAAAGTCTAACAATTTAAATTTCTAAGTTATGCAAGAAATGGTTTTAACATCACCTAAGTCGGCTCACAAGAGCATGAAGGAGCAGTTTGAGAGTGTCAGCAGCTATATCGTTGATTATCTCTGGGATCAGCCTGCCATCTATTGTGGCACATACAAGAAGTACAATGAAGGCTCACTCTTCGGTGCCTGGCTCGATCTCCGCACGTTTGACTCTTACGAGGAGTTCATTGATGTATGCAAGCAGCTTCACGCTGATGAGGAGGATCCGGAGCTTATGTTTCAGGATTATCAGTGCTTCCCTGCTGAGTGGTATTCAGAAAGCTGTATGGATGAAGAAGTTTTCGACAAGATAATAGCTTTCATCCAAATGGATGATGACAAACAGAAAGCGTTTAAGGCTTATGTTTCCGCCACTGGCGATGACAGCATTTCGGATTTTGAAGATAATTATGAGGGCGAATATGATTCGGAAGAGGATTTCGCCACACACATCGTCAATGAGTGCTATGATTTGGAGCGCATGATGGGCAATCTCTCATATTACTTCGATTACAAGGCGTTTGCAAGGGATTTGTTCATCTCGGACTACATCTTCGAGGATGGCTACGTCTTCCGCAGATAAAGGTGAAAGCCGGACGAGGCAATCGCCTCGCTCCGGCAGCCCACCTTTTTATGACGTAACCGAAATTTATTCGGATTGAAGGGCTTTTTATGAAAAAATAAGTACTTTTGTAATTACTAACAAAAATATATTTAATATGACCATTGACGAACTCTTGCTTCAATTTAATGAGTCGGACATACAAGAAATATTAAATGATGTCCCAGGTAAAACTCTTGTCAAATTTAACGGCAACTATTTCTATGCTGATTGTGAAGATGGTATAATACAATTTCTTGCATTATATGACATCAATACAAAAATCATCAAAGGAATAAAGCTTTATGGATTTAATATGCGTAAGGCACTTAAATACATTCAAGAACATTCAACATTTCTTTGGTGCCCAGTTATTCATTATATTCAAGATGTTTATAGTCCTGCTCCGTCTATAACAATAATTACATCGTTGTAAAGCTACCTACATACATACCAAATAACAAATCTTAAACGTTTCCATCATTCCATACAGCCTACACAAAACTATTGTATCTTTGTGCTCGTAATCAATTTATATGTTTTATGAGCGACTATCACATCTATATCAAAATGCCTTCCTATCTGCGCCAGTGGTTCGTACATCGGCACAGTGGCACGGAACCAGTGCGTCTAAGAAACGGCAGCATCGAGTCTAAACTTATAAAGCTCGCTGTTGTCAAACCGCCTGTTTCTGCTATCCCTACAAGGCAACGTGAGGATGAAGTCGCCATTTGTATTCCGTATTCCAAAACTCGCGACCCTCGTATTTACAATCATATCACGGACACTGGTAAACGTGCGCTGCTGGAGAACGTGAAGAACTCCTTTGATGTAGACTGCTGGACGTTCCTGCACGACTTCGGCAAGATAGGCAAACAGCAGAAAGACCTCATTTATCTCTACATGGAGCAACGGGGCATCAAGGAGGACGGCACTTGCTGGGACTCTATCGCGAAAATATACCAACGCTTGCGTAAGAATTATCTTACTAATCAATGCAAGCGAAAAAACAGCACGATAAAAAACGGTAGCAATAACAAGGTTGAAACTGAAGAAATAGTAGAATAATATGCAACGTCTTCCCGGAATCATCAATATATATTACGTGCTTGCCTCGTCGCTCATGGCAAGCATCACACAGAAAGCGTTGGCGGATGCTCCTGTCGGAGTGTTCGCTGACACTTTCCTCATTCCGCATATCGGGGACGCAATTTGTGAAATGGAGACGCAGTTTGACAATAACGATACTTTGGAAAAGGTGAAACTCTCTTTCTCTACTACTTCGCAGCTGCCAGCTCATGAGCATCTTGCTTTCGTCATCCAGACGGTGGATGGAAAGCAGTATCTCATCGGCACGGCTGACAAACCTTATCCTGTCATCAAGGTGGCGGACTCCACAGGCAAGGTGGATGGTGATTCGGCTGCTACGAAATACACCATATCATATACAAATAAAGTGGCACTTGTGCCATGCACGGCGTGATGAGCGCCTTTTTTCATGCCTTTTTGTAACATTTTGTATGCAGTTGAAACATTGCATCAAAACTTAAAATATTGATAATCAGCATTTTCTTTCTTTGTTTACAATGTTACAAAAGATACAGCCAAAATCGGTTGAGTTTTTGAAAAGGCTATTTTTTCTTCGTCCTGTTTTTGCGCCC